CGCTGCTGTCTCGGCTGTCTCGGCTTCATCGGTTGTTTCCTCATAAATAAGACAAAGTTAAAGTTGAATTTATGTTTTTTTAATTAAGTGTGTAAAAACAAGCGCTTAAAAAGTACAAAGATTTGAAAGATAATGAGCGGCATACCTATTCAAGAAATGAAAGATTTCGCTTCCGACTTTGGAACTGACTTACAATTTGGCGACGATCTTGGTAATGTGATTAACTTAAATGATATGGGCGGTGATGATTTTGGCATGGGCCTTTTAGCTAATAACACTTTTGGAAGTGGTAGTAATAAACAATCTAATGGAGGTGGTCAACAGTCTTATAGTGTTGCTCCACCAGCACCTATTAATAATATAGAGTTACAACCCCTAGAGTCTCTTGGTGGTATGGATGATTTCAATATTCCTCTTGGGGGAAATATGGGTCCGAGTGTTTCTTTTACAAGGGAATCCTCAAACGATTTTGGAAATGCACAGTCTTCTAGTGCGGGCGGTGTTGCATTTCAGCAGTCAACTCAAATTACTGCAGAGGAAGAGAAAAGGCAGAAGTCTGATTATATTACTAAATTAGACCGTTTGGAGAAGCGTGGATATCCTGTTTCTAAAAGGTTTAGTATGGATAATTCTCTAGAAGAAATCCGCGACGAGTTTAGTCGCTTAACTGATGCCCGTTCTCTTGAAACCAGTATTAAATTCCAGCGCCAGATGTTGGTTGGCCTAGTAACTGGGCTTGAAATGGTTAACGATAAGGCTGTACCTGATAAGCTCAAGGCTAATATTGATGGTTGGTCTGAATCAGTGCACGAGAATCTAGAGGATTTTGACGAAGTATTTGAGGAACTTTATGATAAGTATAAGGGTAAAGGTAATATGCCCCCTGAAGCTCGTCTTATCTTCATGTTAGCAGGTAGTGGTTTTATGTATCATATGAGTAATTCATTTATGCGTAAGAATATGCCCTCGGCAGATGATATCTTAAGGAATAATCCTCAGCTCCGTCGTGATATTGCTGCAGCATCAGCCAGTGCCGCTGGGCCTGGTTTTGGTAATTTTATGGGAATGGCCATGCCTGGTGGTCAGCCTGAGCCTCAAGGACAACCGCAAATGGGACAATCAGGTGCCTTCTATCAGTCATCTATGCAGCCACAGACAGCAATGCCGAGTGTACAGATGCCCCAGCAATACGCGGCCGCAGAACCTCCTCGTGCAATACGTAAGGAGATGAAAGGGCCTTCTGGTGTAGATGATATTATGGGTATATTTGAAGAAGTTCGTGCAGCTGAATTGGGGCAAGGACAACCTCCTTCACCTCAGCAGGGAAGATCTCAGATATATTCACAGCCAGCAATTTCTTCACTAAATGAAATGCAATCTGTTGGTTCTGATGATTTTGCCAGCCGTGCAGATAGCACAATGACTGGACGTACTCGTGGAACTGCAGCGCGTCGCAAAGCTACTGCACCTGTTGGAAATGTTGTAAGCCTAAATCTCTAAATGTATTAAAAAATTTGAAAAAATATAAATATTAAAGTAAAAATTACTCAAATATTTGTAAACAGTATGTCGTCCAAACTCAATTACGAAAGGTCTATTATTATATGTGATAAAGAAGAAAGTGATCTGAATGGAAAAGAATGCTTTGAAGTTCTTATTAATAAATCGTATGGTTTATTTAAAATTCCTGATGAAGCTCGTGATGAAATTTTCAAAATGCACCCACCTCATACCGAAGAAGGAAGTAAATTATTTCGTAAAGCCAGTATTCCTGTATATAAATCACTAGAAGAAGTACCTTCTCATAAAGATACATATATTATTGAAGATGAGAGTGCACGTGAAGAGTTTATTGGGGAATATAAGAAAATTAATGGGTACTTTGTAAGTCCTTATTATCTTCCTTCTCTAAAAATTCCAGCGAGAAATTATCATTTTATAACATGTGGAGATGGACTATATTATGATATATATATATGTGTAGCAACTGATGATGGTACTTGTATCTGGAGAGAGCACAAAGATTTGATTAAAATCATGAAAGATTTAAAGTTAATTAATACTGAAATTAAAAGAAAAGGTTTATTTAATATAGAATATTTATCTGAAATTGGAATTGTGCATGTTCCTGTAGAAAGAAAATATATTATTGATGAGTATGATGGAATGGAAAGCATTAAACTTAAACCACTTGGTGGTCAGGTAATAAAAGATTTACTGCGTATTGTTCAAACAGGCAACCGCAACGATTTACATCAAATTACCCAAGACCTTATAGATGGAAAAGTTACAGTTAGAGAGGTTTTAAGTAATTACTATGTTAATTAAAAACACCTAATAGTTTCATATTCTTTGCATAATGTTCTAACAGATTTTTTCCACTCTTTGTAGATTGTTCAGCTTCAGTAAACTTTTCAATCTTGTCGGCAGCAGCTTTTGTTTCACCGCGTTGTTTTTTATCTAACAGCATTTTCAAAATATTCTCCTCCTCTGGTGTTAATCCTGATTGATGTCCTGTTGCAGCGGCAGAGGCAGCGGAAGAAGTCGCAGTCGGTGAAGGAGGTAATCCAGGTATATTAACAAAAGATTCTTTAATATTACATCTTGAACCAGGAAGACCACCTGGCATTAAACATAGTGACGAGTTTTCATTAAATAAATATCCTATTAGTAATATAATTACAATAGTCATCCAGAATGCAATTGCAACATTACGTGTAGCAACAAAAATAACAATAAATATGAGAAAACGACGGAAATAAGGATGCATGAAGAATTGTTCTTGACCTTTTGATAACTCTAACCCTAAAAATCTACCACCCAAATTTAATAATAACATCATTGATGCCGTAAAATAAGGGCTAGTATTAATACTTAATAATGTAGTATCTAATGCACCTAATGGAGCAGGTGTAATACCGGAGGCTAATTGACCTACTGTTCCAATCATACTCATTCTGATTATATTAATAATTAATTAGACATTTAGGCATTTTAATTATTAATTATTTCTCAAACAGTCTGTAATGCTACACAATGCTTTCCTTATGCATTTGTAAGAGTATCCATATCAGAAAAATAAAGAAGTACTGTAAATGCTGCTAGCACTGATACACGTGGGCACCAGAAAGCCGAAAGTACAACCAACCCAACTAATAGGAGTCTCCACCATGGCTCATTGTATAATGCTACAAGTTTATCGGGATATCTAGCTCTATATACAAGACCGTACACTAATAGCCAACCTATTAGGGTTACACCAACTATAAGCCGTAGTGTTGCGTCAAACTTACTTGTAGGGATGAATTGCTCCATATCTATTGTACTGCTTGTGTTTCTATAATTTTTTCTTCAATCTTTTTGGGTTTTTCTTCTAAAACATCTTCTACAAACCATTTATCACCATCCTTTTCTACCTTTGTTATTATTTGCTCACCTATAAAACTTTCAGTAATTCCAACAGTTGCATCATATCGCATTAAACGAAGAGCAAAGATGACAGCAAGAAGACCAATAATCCACTTACCAGAGACAGCCAATCCTAAAATGATAATAAACATTGTCACACGTCCAAGAAAACTATCAGCTGCTTTTTGAAACTTTAATGGTATTGAATCAGTATATGTTATACCTACTGCAAAAAGTATTCCAATTATGATATCCGGAAGAAGTATTGGTCTAACATAACCTCCTTGTTGAGGTAGACTCGCCGGTTGCATTCTATTGGAAAAGAGAAATGTAATTCTTGTTTAAATTCGTATAATCTATATCAGTTCTGAACCGACCATTTTTCATATAGTGTTTATTAATGAAATTAAGAAATCCAGCTATATCGCCTATGTTATCTACTCGTGATGCATAAATCATTAGTTTAGTAAATGCAGCATCTGCTTCAGCAGGGGATGGTGCGTCTACAATACGCGGCTTACTTGAAGTTGCAAGCTCTTTTTGTGCCTCATTCGGTGAAGCTTTAAATAATTCTGGCGGATTTTCAAGCTCTTTTGTTATATCATCTGGAGTCTTAAATGTAGAATCACATGTAAAAAAAAGACACTTTAACTTATTCAATACTTTTGCATACTTATCACTATCTTTGCGATTCTTATTGATATATGTAAAAATTCTCATAGCAGCTTCATTCGCTTCAAGAGATGTTACCTTTTGAAAGGAACTTTGTAGTTCATTCATCTGTTTTACAATCGGAGGCATTCTGGCAGATATAGATGATTCAAGTGATGTACACATTTGATTAAATTCTTCCAAATCTTCCTTTGAACATGTACCTTCACGCGGGCCATATGGCTGTTTTATATTTTCAAAGTTCTCTTTGAGTGTATAATATGCTGCAATAGAACATACAATTAGAATCCCTAATAGTATTAATTTATAGAATATCCACATTATTTAATATAACTCTTTATTTTTCTTTTGGCGACAAAGGTGCGCATGATACCTCGGTGTCAATAAAGAAGCGCCAAAAAATGATTAATATACTAACTGTGATACAATTAGATAATTATGCAAGGATGCTCATTAGAAACTGCGTTTCCGGCAGGAGATAACGGGAGGGATAAAATGGCACCTGTAACTGCTGCTGCAACAGTTGGATGTACAGATGATTCTGCTACACAATACCAGCGACGACGTGAAAGAAGGAAGACACAGCGTTGTAAAACTGCTGCAGAAGCTTCTATGCCTCAATTTACAGACCCCGATAGACCAGCATTTAGACGTGTAGAAGGTCCTCCTCCTATGAATAATCCTATGGATATTGATGAAGAAGAACAAGGTGCTCCTAAATTTATAACGGATGATTCTCTTGGTTCAAGAATTGCATCTAAATTCAGTAAAAAACAAGGTGCAGATATGCCAGTTGATGGTACTCCTGGGTGGTTTGGTTCATCAAGTGTTGATGAAGAACCTTTCATGCCTTATACAGGAGCAGAGGCAACTGAAGAGAAGGACTCTGGTGAATATATGTTAAGACCTAATTTTATGAATACATTTGAAGGAGGTGGTTTAGAGAAATCTGCTGGAACAATGTTACCTACACCATCTATAAATGATTCATGGAAAACAATAACACCTGTTGGTGGTCGGTCAGCATTCTTTGAACATTTACCTGCACCTGGTGGAATGATTGAATCATTGCCTACTGATGTTAAACGGCAAATGGATAAGATATTAGCACGGTTGGATGATTTAGAGAATATGAAGTATGGATCTGAATATGCACAATCAGAGATTTTTATGATTATTGCTTCTGGTCTATTCTTAATGTTCTGCATGGATGTAATTGCTAAAAAACGCTAAAACGTTCGTTAGTATTTGTAATATATTTTATTATATAAATCGTATTTAATATGTAAAATATATTTTTAATTGCGCGCTAATTTACGACGACGACTAAGTCTTTTAGATTTACCGCCTTTTGTTAAATTTTCTTCTAAGTTTTCTGCTGCAGGTATTAAAGTATTTGCTATTTGTTTTTCAGCATCAGCCCTTTCATTTGATAGTTCATTGACTTCTTCTGCTGCGGCTTCTTCTGCGATAGCGGTGACTTCCTCTGCAGCTGCGACTTCTGCTTCTGCGACTTCTTCTGCAGCGACAGCTACTGGTTTTTCTATATATATGCTTGAATCGGGTGTTAATTCAGGATGTTTTTTTTCAATTGTACCCCTAAATGTACTTACATATTTATATAATAAATTGAATATGTTTGTTAATTCATCATCTGTTAAGTTTTTTTCAATTTCAGAAATATTATTATATTCTTTTGTAGCACGACTAATTGCATTGTATAAATCAGAATCTGTTATATCGCCAGCCACACCTAATTTATTATATACAGTTTCTTTATCAAATCCTACTGGTACAGCGCCGCCATCCATTGATGTTTCTTCATATTCTTCAAAAGATTCTTCGCCATTGAAACCACCACTCATGGGATGCATTTCAGGATTTATACCTTTAGTTGCTTCTGCTAACATAGAACCACCAGTTTCCATTATTATCTATTTGCAGCAATTATTTTAATACGCAAGACTTAAACCCTTAAACTCATTCTCATAATAAATCAAATATAATGGATACAACACGTCGCCGGAAAATAGACTGTAAACCAGAATTAGTAATATCAGCCTTACAGAAGTTTTACAGTAGTCTTCCAAATATAGATGAAATGATCCCTTATCTCAATGGAACTGCCGAATTATCGCTGCGTCTCATTGATTGGTTTGTAACAAATTATTGCAGAAAACACTTTATCGGTTACAATTTGGATGGAAAAGAATTCCTTGTCTATGTCAGTTATAAATCACAACTCAAAGCATATAGTAAGCAGTATTTTGACCCTAATTGTAGAAGAGAGCGTATTATGTTTCAGATACCTGGTAATGAATCATTCTTAACAACTGTAGGTAAACTTAATTTCTTTCGCTGGGCGATTGAATCCAAAATCCTTGAATATATTTCAGAGAATTATGAAGTAATTCAAAAAGAGCGTATGGATGCAATGAAGAAATCTGGGCGCCGCGGTAATCAAGGAACAGAATCTAGTACATCCTCTACAGAGTCTAGTAATACGCAGTGTTCAACCCTAACAGTAGACAGCACATCCTCATTTATATCTTCAAACTCAAGTCAGTCGCAATTATCTTATCAACCGCATTCTAATATGAGAACAACGCGTCGTAAAAGATCAAAGCAGATTCCTGCTGCAACTAGACAACTTCAAGTGCATGATATGGAAATATTAGTTTCATTTGATTAATGCTTGCCAGTGCCACTTCTTTTATCCAAATAGGAAATAGTTGTGTCGTTGAGTGTAGGAATTAATTGTTGTTGTGCATCTAATCGCATCTTTACAAGTTTTTCAGTTTCTTCTTTTGCTGTAAACCTATTTGTAAATTGACGTTCAAGAAGTGCTGCAGATTGTTGTATTCCACGCCCACCTTTATCTTCATAAACAGCTGAACTAAATTCACGTGCAGCATTTACAGGATCATTTACAATATCATATTTTTCAAAATAAGGATTAAAGTCAAGTGGTTTACTGCTGTCAACTTTGTAACGAGGTGTAGTGCGTAATAATCTGTCATCTGTGCGCGTAGGATATGAATTCATATCCATAAAGGGACGTTGTGCATTCAAATCTGGTTTATCATACATGCCGTAACGACCATCAGTTTGCCATTGTTCAATATTACGTGCATTAATTGCATCCTTAATAGGGACTTCTCTACGAGACCGTGGTAAGAACTGTGGAGTCAGAGCAGTTGGTTCATAATTGACAGGAAATGGTTGCATTACTTATAGAATTCGTTTAAAATAATCTTTCCTTGTAAGCACATAACTCTGTAGCAAATACCTAAAAGCCTAACACTCATTACACGTAATGCATTTATTGGTATTATCAGTCAAAAAGACAAATATCAATACTATTCTAGATAGTAGTATTAATCTTCTCCAAATAAAGTTACTTTTAAGAGGTGGAAGAACTATTTGGAATGATATAGATGATACACTAAATACAGAAGAGGGAATTATAGAGGATTATTTGAAACCAAATGATATTCCTTACAGTGATATATGGCATATAAGTGACCATGAATGGGTTATTTTAGTAGATGAAAATGCGCTTAACTTTGATAATTTTTACACAGCGGAAGAAGTCGCGCTACTGCAGCCACAAACAGCGGAAACAAAAACAATGCTGTGTTGGAAGACAATTTATCTGTTCATTTCTGGCTCAGGTGAAGATTTTCTAGGAAATAATATTTCATACTTTGATGACGTGGTAGTTGATGCATTGTTAAAAGAAGGAGTTACCCATATTTTTAACAAGTATATAAAGTCTGTTTAAGTATACTATTAGCAATGAGTGATAAAAATAAAACTCAGAGAAAGCCATTAGATTCTGAATCATTTTCTAAATTATTAGATGATAAGGCTAATGATGCATATAAAAGACCATGGCACAGATTAGAACGCGGACTAAGATTAAATCGTCTCCGTATATTTTCGGACGAAGAAGCGCAGAGAACACAGCTCTCACAAATAGAAAAAGCAGCACTTCTAAATGTATTACAAAAAGGTCTTGATAAAAAACAATTAAATAGTAAAACAACCGTTGTATATGACCAGGAACAAGAATCCATCTTAGAAATAAAAGGTCTTGTGATGCATAGAGCGAGCGATGGATTTATGAGATTTCAGCTAATAGAAAAAAAGATTTCAACAGTAGGTACACGTAGAAAGAAGGATGATACAGATACTCAAAAATTGGTAACAGAAACTGGTGATATATCTGAAACAGCTCAAAAAGAGAAAGAGAAGGAAAAGGAAAAGGAAAAAGCAAAATAAAAATGAAAGTTAACTGTGTTAATAATTATTATTACATTAATATTAATTATTAAATGGATGAAAATATATTTGATATATATGACTCTATTGAGGAAATCATAGAATTACCAACTGAGATAGATGATATTAATACATATAAAGAAGAACTATTAGGTGTATTGGAAGAAGTTGGTATTACTATTGCTGATAGACTAATAGTAGATTCATTATGTAATTTTCATAAAAGGCGTATTGATAGTACAATTATATGTGCTTATGAAGTTCCTCAAGTTACAGCTGTTTCACAGCATAATGTTGAACAGTTGCAACAGCAACAAGAACAAAATCCTAAATGGATGACAGACACATTAACAAGAGAATCAGTTGAACAGCGTTCAGAGGATTGGTATAAACAGGCAGCAAATATGGTAACAGCATCCGAGTTTTGTAACATTTTAAAGCCAGGAAGAACAAGAGGACGTATTGTGTTATCCAAAGTAAATCCACAACCAAGACCACCAAGTAGACCAGTACCATCCGAGATGATGACGCCGTTTGATTGGGGTATTCGTTTTGAGCCAGTTATTAAACAGATTTATGAGAGCAAATATAATTGTAAAATTATTGATGTAGGTCGTCTTGTTCATCCAACTGACCCAAAAGTGGGAGCATCACCTGATGGGATTGTAATGGGAGGTGAGAAGAATGGACGCCTAATTGAAATAAAATGCCCAATTACACGTGAAGTTGGTAAAAGTATACCAGAAGAATATCAGATTCAAATGCAATTACAATTAGAGGTTACAGGGGCAGATAAGTGTGATTATGTTGAGTGTACTTTAAGGTCAGCGGGAGGAAGAAAGATACAGACAGGGCCAGCACTCATGTCAGGAATTATGTGGAGAGTTGGGAAGGGAACAGAAGAGGAGAAGTATGTATATGGACCAATTGGAGGAACACCTGATATAGAGCCAATGTTAGATGATGATGAGTATTTATTGGAGGTTATACCATGGGATTTGGTTGAATATGTTGAGATAGAAGTGAAGAAGAATACTAATTGGTGGGCATCAGTACAGCCGGCGTTAAAGGAGTTTTGGGAGGATGTGGAAAAGGCCAAAGAAGGAACATTTATGTTACCAGAATCAAAAAGAGGTGCACCAAAGAAAAAGGAGAATGTTGGTAATAATTGTATGTTTTAGATCGATGAACATTTCAAACCGGCATAAAAAGTGAATCGGTCGGCGGCAAACGAACATTTTAAAATGTTCGTTGGTCTAAGTATTTATATAAGCCCATTAAAGAATATAAAGTAAATCCGAATATTGTTATTTAATGGGTTTAATTATGTCCAATTTAAGAAAAGAAGAGATAAAAGAGTTTTATATAGATAT